CGTTGACTGAGGTGCTTGACATCGTTGTTGCTTCAACGCTATCGACTGCTTGAACTAGCTCTACGTTTGTAACGTAGCTTGTTAAATCAATTGAGTTAACCGTAACGGATGTGTCTTTAAGTACGAAAATAGCCATGACTATTCGGCCTCTGCTTTCTTGGTTGTTTTGGTTGTTGGTTCGATATGGCCTGCACTAATGAGGGCCTCAATCGATGAGCCGTTTAGCTCATCATCGGTGATTGTGTCGCCAAGCGATTTGCCTGCAACAAGTTCTGATGTCACTTTGTAAGTAGCCATGTGTTCCTTATGGGTATGCCACCCACGGCACCGTAACGGTGTACGCAGGTAGTTCTTGATTGCCTACAGAATAAACCGTAGGTGTTGCGTCTGTTGCTGATGTTGCATCAATAACGATGTCCATAGTGTCCAGAAGCGCGATGAGTGCGTCAAGGTTCCCAGGTGGTGGCATTAACACGTTGACAGGGAAAGAAAGCGACAATTGGTTGGTGGTTGAACGAGTCACTTGTGGTGGGTCAATGATTACCGAAAGTGGGCGTGCATTGCGAGAGTCTGAGACAACAACAATGCCAGCATTTTCGAGCGTTGAAACCAGCCGAAGCCGAGCATCGTTTGTGCGTCCCATTATGCGACCTGCGCTCTGTTACAACCCCAAAGCCTAAGAATGTCGCCCATAGCAACAGGGTTGTTGCCAGAAGCTAATGATTCGTAAGACTGAAATGAATCTCCACCTGCCGAACCTCGTGAACGATAAAGCTGTGCAGCCATCATTGTTGTGCCAAGTTTGACGTCAGCACTTGGTGCCGTAGCAAGCACATCAGAAAAATATCCTGCAGCGCGCCTTCTACGGAACGCAAGCGCGTTGGCTGCATCTGTGCATACAGTAACGAAACTGGTGTCATTGGCCGTGGCTGGCGATACGCCCAAGAATGACAGGACTGACGCATTGTCGGTCCAAGTGCAAACACTGGTGTATGTAATTGTTGCAGTGTTTGCAGCTGTGTCCCGTTGTACGTCATCGCCAGCGTCAAAGTAGATGACTTGATTTTCGCGGAAAACATTCCAGTCAAATTCAAAGTCACCCTCTGGGCCTACACCTGTGAATTCGTAAGGCTCGGTGGAGATAACTGTAAAGTTGCCGTCCATGCCGTCGCCCACATTCGCGACTGTTATCGCCTGCCCCATGAGAATCTCATTTGGAAGGAAGGTCTGCAAAACGACAACACCATCGAGGCGTTCGCGAAATGCAATCGATAAAACAGTCACGGCAGTGAATCCACTAATTCGTCTTTATCAGACGAATGCAGCCTTGATGCTGAGTGTTGGGTCGATGAGCTTCGATGCCCAGTACCCTCTAAACGCAATTTGGCGCGAGAGCTGAGAGGGCATCTCCACACTTATGGCCCCACGTGCATTTTCATACGATTCAAGGGCACGAGGGTCAAGGATGGTCATGCCTGCAGAAGTTAAGTTGCGGTCAACTACAACGCGAAGCCCAAACGCAAATGCGCCCATGGTACTTGCTGCATTAAGTGAACCGAAAGCGTTCATTGGGCCAACCTGTGGGAACAGTGGGCGGTCAGCGGTGTCGCTAAGGCTTCCCATTAATTTCCAGACGTTGGGTGACACAGCCAAGATTGACGGAAGGTTTCCGTTTGAACCATTGAGGATGTCTGCAGCTGCGGTGTACATCCACTCAACCCAATATGCAGGGTCTGCGATAGATGCGTTTGCAAAGTTGTTGCTGTTGGTTGTACCAGTCTGCAACTCTGAACAAGCGAGCAAATCCGTACGGTCTGCATAAACGCGAGCCATGTCGTCTAACAAAGCGCCGAGAACTTCTGGTTGTGACCAATCAAGTGAAGCTTCTGAGATTTCAACGTATCCACCTTGAATTGTCTTGGTGATTTGTACATCATCAATTTCAAATGCTGATGCAGTAATGGTTGTGTTTTGTACGGCTGTGCCAATGCTGGAATGGACTGAGACCACAGGGCGAATAAAAACGGCACCACCTTGGGGCATTTGGCGAAGAGTTGTGGCATCGACCAGAGGCCTAGAGCCTACAAACGAGTTGAAAATCGGTTGAACAATCGGGGTCGGGATGACGCCAGGAATATCAGGAGTCGTCACATCTGGAGCTGCAGCGCGAATGTTTTCATTCAACTGTGCAAAGTCGTGACCACCACGAATGAATGATGCGATGTATTCAGAAGCTGACGGAAGTTTGAACTCGCGCTTTGGTCCTGCATAAATTACTTGGGTAGGGACAGCAGCCTCAACTGTGTCTGGGGTTTCTTGTGTTGCCACTTCTGGTTCCTCCTCGGAATCTGTTGGGGTGGGGTCTTGGGTTTCGGGGGCTTCGGCTGCAACTGCGACCTTGGCTCCCTCGAAGGCACCAAACGGAAGTAAAGATAATTCCGTCCAGTTACCTGCTTTAACGACCATTGTGCTTCCTTCGAAGCTGTAGTCGGTTGGCTCTACGCCAACGGACACTGAATCATAAAACTGACCAGGGCCAGCTTGAAGCAATGTCTCATTAGCAAGATTGGTGTCATAGAGCGATGCTGAAAACAACATGGCATCTGGTGTCGATATTCTTTCACTAACCATGCCTAATGGCTTGGTCATGTCATGTCCGAGAATAAATTTTGGGTTTGCGCCGTCTGTTGGCAGTGAGCCAGGAAGGAATTTGACGCGCTGGCCTCCAGAGACAACAGCCTCAACATTCCAAGGGATGGCAACACCTTCGACAACGCGACGTGGCACACCGTCTGGGCCTGCAGCGTTAATGCTGAAAAGTTGTGCTTGTAGTTCTATTTTCAAGAGTTGCTCATTTCTGCTGTGTCAGGACTTGACACGGTTGAAGTGTCTTGTGATTCTGAGATGTATTCCGAAGTGTCAAGACGCACTTCGCGACCACGCGGTAGAGCATAGGCACTGAGGGTCTCACCGATGCAGTCAATCACAGGTTTCGCTGCAAACTGGTAAAGGTCCTGGCGAGCGGATTGAGCATTGCTGTAGGTCATGCCAGTTACTGGTGCGCCGACAAGGTACTGAGGAATGTTGCAAAGGTTTGCAAGTTCAGTCATCTGGTGAGTACGAGCTTCAACAAGCTGCAACTTTGACGGGTCGCTTGAAAACTCGTGCCAAGTAACTGACGAGTTAAGTGCGCCAATGGCGTTACGACGACGAGCTTGTGACCATGCTGAACACAGTTCGCCAAGTTCTTCACTGCTCATTGGTTCAGAACCATTTGTTTGCTGGAGATAGCCAGCTGTGATTTCGTTAGATGCAAAGCGCATTGCTGCAGTGTCAAGACGGTTTGAAATTTCAATTGCTCTGGCACCCATTGAAAGCATTCCCTGAACTGGCGACAAGAACTGAATAATGTCATTGGCGATAAGTGGCTGGCCTTGAAATGTCAATTGGTTTGACTTGCCGTACCACAACGGTCCTGGCATATCGTCAGTTTGCACATCTGCAGCTGGCAACCATTGAAAGGAAAGTGGAAGGCCAGTGGCCTGACTGCGTGAAGTAATAGCCCAGAATGCTCTGCCGTGAAAGAGGAGGTCATCAGCCGTCCAAGCAAGAATGAACTGTCGTGTCACACTTGGGTCGGGCCGTGACATCCAACTTTCACCAGGCAAATGTATTTCTTCGTACTCTTCGCCCATCCATTGGTTTGTGTACTGCTGGAATGGCAATGAGGAGACAAGCGAAACAATCAAGTCACGCGCTCTGGAGATAGTGGGGATGAGGATTGCCTGCTGACGCGCCCATGAACCTGTGTACATCATGAAGTCGCTGGTGCCTGCCACGCCTGCAGCAGCCTTTATCGGCTCAGAAGCGAAAACTGGTTTTGTTGTGCGAGTGAAAATCCCCATCACGCGGAGTCTTACACAAAGTAGTTGCAAATGCAACTATCCTCGAGAATTACTCCGAAAATGCAAAGCTAACTGTTTTGCTCACTTTGGGTTTGCCCTCTTGGGCGATGGCCCACACAGCTGCACGAACAAGCTCAATGGGGCCTGGACTCCTAGACGAACTGATAGCCATAATGCCGTTGTGTTTGACAAGCACTGCTCGGTTCATTTGCTCAATGAATATTGACTCTCCTGTGTGTCTGACTTGCCCTGATTGAATCATTGAACGCACCAAAGTTGTCCAGCGCTGCAGCTCACGAGTACCGACAAGGATGGCGTTTCCGCGGATGTTGGAAGGTAGGTGAAGGTCTAGTGAAGCTCCTATTGCAAGCGTCAAACGTGGGTTGTCTTTTCGGACTTGGTCAACGGATGCCCACAGGTCACGAAGGTTGTCCACAATGAACTCCACAGTGACCAGCACTTGTTCGCCTTTCGTGACGGCTCTGACACCAACAAAGCGATGGTCCTCTTGTGATGCTTCGATTGCTAATACACCATTTGGCGGAAGATTGCAAGCATCCCCATTAGATTCCATCAATCCAATTTCTAACCATGATTTATGCCCTGTAATCCATAAATTGCAGCTTGCCCTGAGGAAGCTCGCCAAGTTCGGTGAATGCGATTCCTCTTCAAGCGTTGACATCTCCAACAAAATCCCCAAAGCAGGGTTGGCGTATTTCCACGCCTCAGGTGTCATCGGGTCAATGTTGCTCGGAGGGCTAAATTCCGCAAAATACATCTTTGACTTAGTACCCACAGCAATCTCTGCCATTCCACGTTCCCTCATCCGTTTCATAACGTGAGATTCCTCAGTGCCAGCAGTTGACCAACAAGAAAGCAAAGGGTCACGCCTAGCACGCATAGTGGGAATAAGGGCATCGTCCACAGCCAAAGTGGAGCAATCATATAATTCGTCGATTACGACCAGGTCACAACTTAGGCCCATTCCAGCTGATGGCGTAGCTGCGCGAACAAGCCAGCGTGTCCCGTCAGGCATTGTCAAACCTTGACGCCCATACGACTGCACAAGCTTCGCGCCAAACTTTTCCTGCAAAATAGGAGCCGTAGCATTAAACAATTCAGACGCCAAGTCAAGACGGTGAGCAGTAGTCAACACAGTCTGCGGAGCGCCACGCAACACAGGCATCCGAACTAGCCACCACAGAACAAGCACTTTCAAAGCAAAACTCTTGCCCTGCTGACGCGCCACCGAAACAAGCGACCTGGAAAACATCATTCGTCCAGCATCAGGATGCCCCTCAGGAAATAA